AGTGTCAGGTGACATACACGCGACCTCCGTCAAGGTTGGTGCCATCGAAATTCTTCCAGGCTACTCACTGGAGAGCACGACGGTGATAGGGAACACGACGTCCCAAACCATTCAGTTTACAAACACCGAGACCTCCCTAGTGACGAGTGGGGATATCAACATGCTCCACAGCTCCAATAACGCGGCGATCAAGTTGAACTCCAACGTGGTCACGGAGTTCCCCCGCTCAAAGAAACTCATCAAGTATCCGAGGGTGGCTTTGACGAGTGCTTCTCAAGATGGGTATGTGGTGAGTGCGAGTAGCGCACTCACAGCCAACCCCACATATTGGGTTTTTGATGAGGTGGCTACAACATTTTGGCATTCACAATATCCTTATTTCAACACGAGTAATGGTTTGTATTCACCCGGTCAAGCGGCTGTAGGTACAGGAACACCGTCAGCGGGATCAACACTTCCCACGACTGAACTTGTTTCGGGGCATCAGGGTGAGTGGATCTCAATCGAACTTCCTAGCAAGATAAAACTTGATAGGTTGAAGGTCATAGGGGCTACTCGACTCTCAACTGGAATAAATCAATTTCCTAAAGATGTAGTCGTGGCTGTAAGTGAGACTGGTTTAAGTGGAAGCTGGAGTGTTCTTCAAACAGCAAGTCTTATCAGTCAAAATGTTTCTAATCATTCAGATACCATTAATATAACAACACAAACGTCATACTATAAATATTTTGCACTCATCGTAAAGTCTATTAACTCAACTGCTACATTTTCAGCAGTTGAGATTGCCGGACTCGAACTCTATGGCCTCCCTGAATACGACCCTGACGCTGCGGGGATGGATGTGAAGGTGACCTCCTACCCCAATGTGCCCAACACGGATTGGTTGGAGGTCTACTATGATGCGAAAAATTATTCGGGAACTGGTGACGTTCAAGATGAGACGGCTAATAATAGAGACGCTGAGATGAATGCGACGTTTGATAACGGTGAAATAAAAGCGTTTGATTTCAGTGGAGCATATACAAGTAACGTCACTACGAGTGACCACGGTTTAGGAACGGGAGATGTGACCTATAGTATGGCATATTGGTTCAAGAGAACGGCTAAAAGTAATGGAGCTAACAATGACTATATTATTATGATGGGTAACGGTGGCGCCACAAGAAGTTCTATACTCATGCATATAATCAACGATGAACTTCATCTAGATCATTGGAGTGCTTCTATAAAATATCAGGAACAAATTATCCTAAATAAATGGTACCACGTCGTCGCAGGACACAAAGGTGGGGTTACTCCTAGTATTCAAAATGATTTCATATATATCGATGGGAAATTATCATCAATTTTGGGGGGTGGAACTGCGGGTAATTTTACTCTCGCAGGTAGTAAATTAACGTTAGGCAGTGAGCATAATGGAACAACTGAATATTTTAACGGCAAAATAGCAAACTTCCGCCTCTTCAACCGGGCCCTGACCTCCGATGAAGTGTGGCAACTCTACGCCTACCAGAAGGAGTATTTCGGTCATGGGGACTTGTCCATGACCCTCAAGGCGGGGCGCCTAGGGATCGGAACGTCGGAACCTCGGGCGACTTTGGATGTGAAGGGGACTTTCCAGGCTGGTAATTCACCCCTTAGATTTTTTGTGCTGAGTGGCACACATCCAAACCCATTAGCGACTCAATATGTATCTTTACCAACTGACTTAATTGGGAGTAAAATAATTTCTATTACTGGAATGACATTTCAAACAAATGGTGATGGTATTCCATTCGAGCGACATAGTGAATCGAGTTCATGGGAAGTAGACGTGTATTTCAATTCGAACTTAAACCAGTTATTAATGGGTAGTCACGGTAGTGGTTGTCCGGGTAAAAATTGGAAAATGTACGTGGTAACGACTTAATCATAAAAGTTCCCTCATGAATGATTCTTTTCCTCCAAAGTGCAACCCACTTTGTAAGAAAAGCATCCCGATCGAAGTCCGTAGGACTTCCCTCGTATCAAGTGACTCTGTCACTTAAAAAAACCTCCCCTCATAGTAGAAGGTATGTCGCTCAATAGCCCAGACGCCTATTTGAACATCAACAACGCGAATTTGAGGGTGTATGGCAATGTTCACACGAACCAAGTTCATCTGGGAAACATGACAGTCAGGCCGAGTTATGGGTTATCCACCGTCACTGACGTGTCGAACACCACCCCAGATATCATTCAGTTTACCAATACGGACACAGCCTTTACCACGACGGGGAACGTCACGGTGGGGAAGGAACTCACAGTGACGGGGAATGTGGAGGTGGGCACGGCGAACCTCTTTGTTGATACCCAAAATGGGAGAGTTGGTGTAGGAACCACCGAACCCTCGGGGCAACTCGAGTTGGTGGGGGACTCGACGACTCAAGAGTATCCTCCTAGGGCTTTGACGGGCTACGAAACGTTGGTGGAGGGACATGGTGTTTTCGGTTTATATCATACTCCCGGAAGCGGTGCGTCTGGTGCAGTGGTGAATGCATTTAATAAATCTACTGCGGTCGGAGATTCTTGGTATTCGTCTGTTCAAGTGTGGACACCAGGTGGTCAGAATGTTGCAGGACCTTTCAACTACACAGGCACTCATAGCATTGCCGGTATTTCGGGCGAATGGGTATACATAACCTTACCATATCACGCAAATATGGAATATCTTCAAATAACAGCTCGTAATGGTGATGCCGCTAACGCACCTAATTCCGCTACAATTATAGGAAGTTCTGATGGGGGAACGACGTGGGAACAAGTCGGTAGCTGGTCTGATAAAACCTCAGCTAATTTTTGGTTAGATGGAGGTGTACCTTCACCCAATTTTACCATAACTTCTACAAAACCCTTAAATGCAGTCGGTTTTGTCGTAACAGAAGCAAATGGTTGGTACGCATTCACGATAGGTGAAATCAAATTCTTCGGCACCCCCGGTCCCACGACCCTCGATAAGGGTTCGTTGACCCTGGGAAGATCCCTCGATGTGCCCCGCGTTTCGCGGTACGACGTGGATACGGAAACCCCGAGACCCGAGAAGTTGGTGGTGGATTTCGATACCACCGTCAATTCCTCACCCACAGATATCTCGGGGAAGGGGAATCATGGGACGTTTAATGGTGGTGCCTCCTACTCTGCGGCGGATAAGGCGTTTGTTTTTGATGGGACGGATGATTATATTGATATTCCTAGTGTATCCGGTGTAGGTACAGGTGCTTGGGTACACTCCAAAAGTTTTTGGTTCAAATTGCACAGTAGCACCGATGCGGGTGTTCTATTTCTATTGGGAAGAAATGGTAGCACAAAGCAAATAGCTGTCCAGTCCAATGGTTCGGGACAATTTCAATACTATATATACGGGTGTAATTCCAGGGTTCAAGTAAACGGTTCAGACTGGTTTCCAGATGTGAATAGATGGTATCACTGTGTCACAGTATTCAAAAATAACGAAACTACCGCTACCGATGGTGTTATAACGGGTAGAGAAATGTACATAGACGGAGTTAAACAAACTTTGATAGCTATCAATACACAAGTCGCTCTGGATTTAGACTCTTCAGAAGTTAGATTCGGTAATCAGTTCAACACAGTTTACCTAGATTATGAGCTTTCAAACCCCAAACTCTACTCCGTCGCCCTCGAAGCCTCGGAGGTCCAAAAGTTGTACCGGCTCGGCCGAACCGGGCGGTCCATGGTCATCAGCGACACGGCCGTCGGTATCGGGAAAGTCCCTGAAGCTCAGTTGGATGTGAGGGGGTCGGCGAGGTTTGTGGGTGGTGTTATGGTGGGACATACAATCTCAGACGCAAGGAATCCAATGTATGGAATTCAGATAAATCAAAATCCTATTCACGATAATGTTTTTGATTACAGGGATATTCCATTGGTCGTTCATTATAACACAACTGTTACCAGTAATACTACATTAAATGATAACAAACCAGTTTTAATGTTAACACGAGAAGGAACGAGTGGCTTAGCGTATGCTGCGGGTGCACATTTTGGACTTTCAAGATACGAAAACAGTAGCGTAAATTCACGATCACGACTTGATCTCCATCTTACACATGGTCATTTCGCAGCGACGATAACTCGGGTTATGTCATGGAGATCAAATGGATCAGTATATTTATCGAGTGATGCTGCCGTGTCTTCAGATGATAGAATAAAGTTCAATGAAACTGATATACCTGATTCACTCGATTTAATCGATAAACTCAAACCACAAAAATACGAAAAATTACTATTCGCACCAAGTGAAACAGGGGACTGGATTCCATCCGATGAAGAATGGGAAGATTTAAAAAATGATGACGGATATGTATGGAAAAATGAATATGGTTTCATAGCTCAGGATGTTAAGAACATCCCAGAGCTTTCATTTCTTGTAGAAGGAGAAGAATACGAGAATGAAAATCAATCTCCATTAGGACTTAAATATCAAGGATTATTCGTTGTCGCAATTGGTGCCATAAAAGAATTAAAGGCAAAGAACGAAGCTCTTGAAACACAGGTTTCCGATCTCCTGGCCCGTGTGACAGCTCTTGAGAATGCCTAGTCCCGAGTCCCAATCAACTTTGTTGATTGTTCCCTTCCCCCAAACCTTACAAACCCAACCCAAAGGTTTCTAAGGTCTGTATCACTCGTTCTTTTCCTCCAAAGTGCAACCCACTTTGTAAGAAAATACTCTCCCCTCATAGTAGATGAATACCCCCTCAGGCTATCTAAACATAGATAACGCGCACCTCAGGGTCGAGGGAAACATTGTCGCCGAAAACATAGAGCTGGGAAACATCCAAATCGGTCCCACCTACGGTCTCGCCAGTGTCACGGACGTGGGCAACACGACGTCCCAAACCGTGCAGTTCACCAACGCGGCGACCGGACTCGTGACCACAGGAAACGTCACGGTGGGGAAGGAACTCACAGTGACAGGGAATGTGACGATGTCTGAAGAACTCACAGTGACGGGGAATGTGGAGATGACGGGGAATGTGACGATGTCTGAGGAACTCACAGTGACGGGGAATGTGACGATGACGGGGACAGGTGCCCTCACACTTCCGAGTGGCACGACCGCACAACAACCTACGGGTAATGAAGGTATGATTAGGTATAATTCCACTTTATCGCGTGTAGAATATCACGATGGATCAACATGGAAAGCTGTGAGTAGTGTATCTGCAACCGGTGGAACTGTAACAAACATTGGTTCATACCTTATTCACACATTCACACTCGGTGGTACATTTACAGTTACGGCCGGTGGTTTGATGGACTACTTGATAGTAGGTGGGGGTGGAGGGGGTGGAGGGAGGTCTGGGGGTGGGGGTGGGGCAGGTGGTTTAGTATACGAAACTAATCAAAATATATCACCTGGAACATATACCGTAGTTGTTGGTAATGGAGGAGGTGGTGGAACCGTTAGTGGAAGTGTCGGCGGGAATGGAACCTCTTCATCAGTCTTTTCAAAAACCGCCTTAGGAGGGGGTGGCGGAGGATCGGATGGACATAATAACGGACTTTCAGGTGGTTCAGGTGGTGGTGGACGATATGGATCGAATGGTGGAGCTAGTACTCAAAATTCGACATATGGGTACGGCTTCGGGAATGCCGGTGGTGGATCCACAGGAGAGACTACGTATAACGGTGGAGGCGGAGGTGGAGCTGGTGCGGCGGGACAATCTGGTACCTCATCTTACTTAGGAGACGGTGGTAATGGATTACAGTATGATATCTCTGGAACGAATACATATTACGCGGGTGGGGGAGGTGGAGGATCTCATGATCCATGGCCCGGAAGTGCCTCGACGGGTGGATTGGGTGGTGGTGGCGCCGGTGGTACAAATGCTGGAGGTGGTACAAATGGTGTAAATGGAGGCGCGAACACCGGAGGCGGTGGTGGAGCTGGTTCTACAGACGGTGGAAATGGAGGTGCAGGAGGGAATGGTGGAACAGGAATAGTAATAATAAGATATATGTTATAGTATATATGTCTACATTTGCGGAAATCGATTTTCAGACAGATAAAGTCTTACGAGTGATAATCGCTCAGAGTAAAATATGGTGTGAATATCATTTAGACGGAAATTGGGTAAAAGTTCACGAAAATCAAAATAAACCAAGTGTAAATTGGAATTATCACGCCGATAAAAACAATTTTTCGAATGAACAACCATATCCTTCATGGACACTCGATGATAATTGTATTTGGATTCCGCCTATAACTATACCAGAAAATGCAAATGAAAAAGATTATACATGGAACGAAGAAACCCAAACATGGAACGAATCCGAAGCTTAAACACATTTCCTCCAAAGTGCAACCCACTTTGTAAGAAAATACTCTCCCCTCATAGTAGATATGCCGATCTTTTCACCGGTGGGGAATCTGGATATCACAAACGCGACTCTCAGAACCTCCAACATAGAGACTCAGCACATCCAGATAAGTAACGTCGCGATATCGGCGGCGCACGATCTTCAGCAAGTGACCGGTATTGGGAACGCCACGACCATCACGACCGAATTTAACAACGCGACGACGTCTCTCACGACGGCCTCCAATGTCACGGTTGGAAATGAGTTGACTGTGTCTGGAAACATCATATCGAGTCAAGAAACGACGCTGAGTGGAAATGTGACGGTCGGTAAGAATCTGTTTCTCTCATCGAATACAACCACGAGTGTCGACTCCAACGTAGTCGCGGAACACTTCGGTCCCCACAAGAGATACCCGATCACTCCAGTGTTGAAGAAGTTTCCAGACGTCGATTTTACCCAAGATAAATTCGACTACAACGACTCCACCTTGACGTATACCCAAGCGGGGTACGTGGTGACCGCGAGTAGCCAAAGTTCCGGATCGGAGGTATGGAGACTCTTCGACGATGGGGATTGGAACCAAGAAGCCATCGATAAATATACCACCACATCATTTTTCCAATATAACCCCTCTTCAAATCCATACTCTTTGGGGGATGTGTCGGGAGAATGGTTCAAGGTGAAGTTTCCGAGAAAAGTTATCATAAACAAATTTACACTCAACGTCGGTGACAATATCGGCAACGGTCTCGCAGCCTTCAAAGTTTTGGGGAGTGACGACGACACGAATTGGACCGAGGTTAGGGTTGTCAGTGGTTTGACCTCCGCGTCCTATACGACCGCGGCTCCCTTCGTGACCACCGTGGAATCTGTAAGTTCCGAGGCCTATAGATATTACGCGGTTGTCATCACACAACTTCTCGGCGTGGCTCGAGTGACTATCCGTGAAGTCGAGTTCTACGGCTATGAAGAGGACCTCCCAGCTGGTGACACCTCCCTCGATACCACCTTCACCTCGATCCTAAACAGACCCCAAACGAGTGGTGTCAAAGTTTATGTGGATGGTGACACTCTCGATAACAAAGTGACTGGACCCACACCCACCGGAACCGATGCGACCTATGACTCCACCGGTAAATACTGGGAACTCACCGGGACCCAAACATCCAACGTGACCGTGGAGGCCAATACCTTCTTGGAAGGTGATGCCCCACACTCCGTCTCCGTATGGTTCAGTTCTTCGAACTTGGAAGCGAACGTTTCGAACACGTGTGTATTCTCGGTGTCCGACCAGGAACACCTCAACTCCCAAAACCTCGATCTCCAATCGAACACGTGGCACAACCTGACCTACGCGTACCAAGGTGAAGGTGGCTCCAAGGTAACCTACTTGGATGGACGCAAGGTGGCCGAGGACCAAGCCGAAGATACCTTCGGAGAGTACCCACCCTTCGCGATGACGGGGTACTCACAGGGTGGGTATGTGGTGAGTGCGAGTGATGAAGATACGGCTTATCCGCTATGGAGAATTTTTGCAGATGATTCGGATTTTTATGTTTCATCGACATCCGCATTTCCGGGTGGTGTATATACATCCGGGTCCACATATAATTTAGGAACAAACTCAGGAGGCTCGGGAACAGATAATGGGCATTGGATAAAATTGGCTGTGCCATATAAATTGAAAATAACACACGTGAATATAGATGCTAGAACAGGTTATGAGTCACAAGCTCCTAAAAATTTTAAGTTTTATGGTTCGAACGATGATACAAACTGGGAACAAATTGGACCTTCATTTTCAAATGAAGCTCCACAAGATGACGGTACATCATATTATACGTTGAATTCCACTAAAGCATATAAATATATAGGACTCGTTGTCACTGAAACTGTCGGAAATGGAAATGGGCGGTTGGGTCTCCAACAATTAAAATTCTACGGCCACCGCGAGAACGACCTGGTCCGCCTTCCCGATCCTACTAGGGTGCTCAAGTATCCGCACGTGGCGCTCAGCGGGCCGGCTCAGAGGGGGTATGTGGTGACTCAAAGTTCGTATGCTACATATAACGCCAATCATTATGGATATGGTTGGAAGGCATTTGATAGTACCAGGTCTTCTACTTCAGCCGAGTTTAGTTGGCAGACTGACTCATCTGGTTCGGGTACATACCCCTCCTCGGGTAATGCGAGAACGGGTGTAGCCATGGAGACGATAACAGAAAATAGTAATACACATGTAGGCTCTTGGGTTACATTAGAAACTCCTCATAAGATACAAGTATCTAGTGTAGAACTGACATGTCCGGTTAGTGTTGACCAATATAGACCTAATAGTGTTGTTATCTTGGGTAGCGATAACAATTCTACTTGGAATTTCTTAACGGGTGACATCTCTTCTACATATACGAATGATATACGAACAATAACAATATCTTCAACGGTAGCTTATAAGTATCATATGTTACTGGTAAAAACTATAGGTTCTGTGGGTGCTGGATATGCCACTACAGCATTTTTAAGTGATATTCGATACTACGGCACAGAAGAGGCCACCTCCGTCCCCATCCAGATCGGTGGTGGGAACATAGACCGTGTGGCCAACTTTAGGGTCTACGACAAGTTCGTGGGGGAGGACCAAGCCCTCGAGATTTGGGATGCCCAAAAGGACGAGTTCGGCCGGGCGAAATCCTCGATGACCCTCCACAAGGGTTACCTGGGCATAGGAACTGAGGAACCTGAGGGACGCCTCGCAATTCTCGATGAACCCCACAACTTGGAAGAGTTTCCTCCTAGGGCTATGACCGACTACAAGACATACTTTGAGGGGCATGGGGAGTTTTGTGTGTACTCTTCATCAGCTTGGGGTGGTAGTTATCACGGGTGGAAAGCTTTCACAAAGGGTGTGATGAATCCATTATATACAACCTGGATTTCAGAAAATGGCTCATACAGCACGACTACCGGTCTTAATGTATTGTCTAGGTCTTTTCAAGGCAATTTAGGTGAATACCTAACAATCGAACTTCCATATAAAATACAACTGAAGAGATTCACTATCCAACGACGTTTAACTCTGAATCAAACATTTGAGACTGCTGTATTTTACGGAAGTGAAGATGGTATCACGTGGTCTAAACTAAAAGATATCATTATGCCACCATATGACACTGGATACAATGAGTATCCATTCATCATTAACGACCTCACACATTATAAACATTTTGGTATTGTGGTTACTAAAATTAAAGTCGGACAGGTTACTTATTGTAATATCGGTGAACTCCGCCTCTTCGGCACCCGCGAGCAGGGCCAATCCGTCCTCCACGATGGCCAACTGACCCTCACCAAGAACCTCGACGTTCCCCGCATAGGTCCACCTCTAGACGCGGACGATACACCGAGGCGTGACCGGCTCGTGGTGGAATACAACACTTCGTCGAACCCCACGTTCGAGGGAGCTGTCAGGGACACCTCAGGGAGGGGGAATGATGGGGTGTTTTACGGTGGGGCGTCGTATGATGCGACGGAGAAGGCGTTGGTGTTTGATGGGGGTGATCAACGTATAACCACAAATATGAATAATAAGGGGGATACTGACGTTAGTATATCTTTTTGGATAAAACGTACAGCTGACACCGATCCCGCCCAGACCGTGGTGATGTTAGGTACATTAGGGACAGGAGGCACATCTATAGCAATAGATATATATGACGATGGTGAATATCTATATTGGTGGACACAGAGTGGTGATAATATCGTCGATGATGATGGTGCCTTACAATTTCCCGTGGGTACATGGGTTCACGTAACCGCGACTAGAACGGGGCGAGCCGCGGGATATAAATTATATATCAATGGCGTTGATTGGACACCAAATATGACTCAAACCACCGGGACTAAAGCTTTAACATTACCCGACAATGCACAGGTAACTATAGGTTCCCGTGATGATGGAACGACGTTTAATACAGAGGGTCGCATCTCCAACTTCAAACTCTACGACACAGCCCTCACCGCCGAAGAGGTCAAGACCCTCTACGATATGGGTAGACTGGGTAACGCCATCAAGACACCTTTACAAATTGAGGCACCTGTCGATATACGAGGAGATATCCGGTACATAACGAATATACGTCCACTCCCAAAACAAACTATGTGGGATCATGAATCGAACGGACATTTCACGAGAGGTATTTATCCCATAACAGGTACACAGGGTGGTTCGAAGGTGTATAACATGTTATGCGAACCTGATTGGTGTGGAGGTGGATGGATGTGTGCAGCACAACTTCCCAATGGTAAGGATGTCGTAACTACACCCGTTAATTTGTTTACAGCTGAATACGGTGATCCATCAAATCTTACATGGAGTAACGATTTCGCCGTTCCCATGAATATATTTTCGAATGACAGTGGCTACGATCTTGACGTCATGTTGGTATTACTCGGAGGAACGCAAGCTGGTAGAGCTGGTGCCGGTGGTGCTCGAAACGGAGGTATATATAGAGGTGTAAATCTCACACAAGCACTTAATACCGGCTGGCCCACGAATAGTGTGTATCCCGCGAATATAAGCACGAGTGGGTTAGCATCCAGTGCCGATGGGTATAATTTTGTTTCGAGAACGCCATCTGGGTATAACTTTCAGCCGTATAAAGCTAACAGTGCCTGGAGATTATCGTTCTCTTCCCTGGCTGCGCACGACATGGCGTATAATGATTCTGATATAAATACCATGGGCTGGTTAATTCATACTTCTGGTAATGTTATACACTATACGTACTCGTATGTACACGGGGGAGGAGGTGCACAAAATCAATCTGGTGGAAATACAAGTTGGGCCGCAGTTAGATTCTTCGTGCGACCGAAACGATATTAATCTCTATATATAACAAAAGATGGATAACGATATGCTCATGTACCGAATAAGGGCACAGAGAGATAAGTTACTCGAAGAAACGGATAAGTACGCACTTCTCGATTGGCCACACACATCCCTCGAAAAACAAAGGGAATGGCTCGAGTACCGTCAAGCTCTCCGTGACCTTCCTTCAAACACAGAAGATCCAGCGAACCCCGTGTGGCCCGAGAAGCCACCTCTACCCAAGGGAGAAACCCTCACAATGAAAATGTCAGATACGGTCATCTCGGGAAAGTCTCAGATCACCCTGCTTCAGAACGTGGTCTACAACCTGACGAAAAGGATCGAAGCTCTAGAGAATGCTTAAAAATAAAGTCTCACTATATTATAAATGTCTGGTGGTATCGCCCAATTAGTAGCTGTCGGTGCTCAGGATGCTCACCTCGTGGGTGCCCCCGAGGTCAGCTTCTTCCGCTCCACATACAAACGTCACACCAATTTTTCCCAAACTGTCGAACGTCAGGTCATCCAAGGTAACGTCAACAACGGTGGTATGTCCACTGTTCGCTTCGAGCGCAAGGGTGATCTGCTCAACTACGTCTACCTCGCCCCCCACAATCCGACCACATCCGTTACGGAGCCCATCCCTAGCTGGACCGACTTGATTTCCAAGGTTGAGCTCCTCATCGGTGGTCAGGTGGTAGACACCCAGGATTCCACCTACTCCACTCTCATCGCTCCCACTCTCTCCGCTAGCACCTACTCCAAGTCTGTGGCGGCTGGTCTCTACGACGGTGAGGCGACCGCGAAGTTTTACCCTCTTCGTTTCTCCTTCTGTGAGAACTGGCAGTCCGCCCTTCCTCTCGTGGCTCTCCAGTATCACGATGTTGAGATTCGCATCACGTGGGGCACCTCCGCGGCGGACCGCTCGTGGAATGTCTACGCGAACTACGCCTACCTCGACACCGATGAGCGCACCATGTTCTCCTCGGGTTCCCAGAACATGCTCATGACCCAGGTCCAGAAGGCCATCGGCTCCAAGTCCAAGATCCAGGAGCTCAACTTCAACCATCCAATCAAGTATTTGGCCGCCGGTGCCTCTGACATGACCATTCTCAACAATGCCAACAAGCTCAAGCTCCAGATCAACGGCACCGACATCGCGGACTACAAGTTCGCCGATCCTCACTTCACATCGATTCCCCTTTACTACCACACGGGTAACTCGCAGGTCAAGGGGACTCAGCTCTTCTTCGTCCCCTTCTGCCTCGACGCCGCGAAGCTCCAGCCCACGGGCACCCTCAACTTCTCTCGTCTCGATTCTGCCAGGATCCAGTCGACCGCTCAGATTTTCAACGACGACATCTACGCCGTGAATTACAACGTCCTCCGTATCGAGAATGGTATGGGTGGCTTATTATATTCTAACTAAATAGTAATAGTAACAATGTTTTGGAAGATTGTTTTCCTCCTCTCCATCGTTTTTGTATTGACGTACGACCCAAAGTCCAGGACAATCGAAAAGTTTGTCGGCCAACCCTCGCCACCAACTGAGAAGTCCTGTCAACCTACGCATTACCAAGCCGTTCAATTCGCGACGAGCCCGTATCAGTGTCCCAAAGAGGACAATGTTTCTATGGGCGTCATAACTTAAAAACAAAATTCATAATTACAGTATAATGATTCCCATCGACCGCGAAACCATGACTGTTATCGCCACCATCGTCTGCATCGCCGGTGTTATTTTCCTGTTTAAGGAGCTTAACAAGGCAAAACAGGATGTCGACGAACTCAAGGTTTTCTCAGCCCACGTGATCCGTCATCTCTCTCAGCCCAAGCGCGACGAGGTGGAGATGCCTAAAAAAGACGAAATTGAAGAGGAGGAATCGGAGGTAAAAACAGAGGAATAAACATATCGGCATATTATAACTTGCGAATGCGCAATGAAAAAGCACAAAGCGATTGCGATACCGGTTAGCTTTCAAGGTGATCAACCGAGATTTCTAACTGTCAGGGATTGGAGGTTCAAGGATTGGATTTTCGTCACAGGGGGGTGCAGACGAAGGGAAATTGCGAATCCTATTCGTTGTGCCTTGAGGGAGTTGGAGGAGGAAACGAGAGGAGTTGTGTCCTTGAAAAGTGTAGAGTATACGGATTTTAAGTTTACAGTTAAAGAGAGTCCAACGGTTGATCTTGAATATAATGTTTTTGTATTTTTTGTAGACTACAATCGAACGGAGCAACACAATCAAGTCAAGAAGTTTTATGAGGAGAAGGCTAAGATGAACTTGAGGAAGCTTCAAAATCAACCAATCAGAAAAACACATGATGAAAACGATTACATGAGTTATGACACCTTACAGGAATTTAACTCACGTAAACGTTGGAAATTGATCATTGATAATGTCATCAAAAACCCAGAGTTTTACGCCTGTGTTGAATCACACGAGAGAAAAAAGTTTTCTATTAAATAATGAAGTCCAAGGCTTTCATTTTGAGACAGATCTCGGAGCTTCTTGAAAAGAACCGAGGGTTGTGTGAGATTGAAATTCAGGAATGGATCAAGGAAAATGAAAATATGACAGTCTATGAACTACTGACCTTTAAGAAGGAGTTGTCAAAAACAAAAGAATATCAAGATGTCTCATGTATGAGATGGTTTAGAGATGAGGATCCTTAAATAGATATGTTTAAAAGCTGGTGTAGTCGAAACGGCTTTTTGAAAAAAGTCCCCAATCCATCACACGTGCTCCTGGACGGCGGTTGCCTGTCCGTGCCGTTTGATAGATTGAACGAATTCTATGAGAAGTATATCGAGGCGATCAAGTCGGATGAAAAGTTGTTTGTCGTGGAGCAGAAGACGGTCACATACAACTATTTCGTGGACATAGACTATAAGGATGATGATAGTTTGGGAATCGACGCGATTGGAGATATTTGTGACGTCATCTGTAAATGTGTGAAGAAGTTTGGTGGGAAAGAGTGTATCATCTCCGTGGCCAAGCCCAAGAAAGCTGGCTCCAAGATTAAGACTGGCGTTCATCTGAACTGGCCGGGGTTCGTCGTGAATCAGGAGATTGCCGTATACTTGAGAGAATATATCATTTCAGACTTGTTCAGTTACGACAGGGAGACCGCGTGGGACACTATCATCGATTCCTCCGTGTATGGAAATCCTGAGAGGAAAACGAAGGGGAGTGGATTTCGAATGCCCTGGTCCCACAAAATGAACAAGGGGGTCATCGAGGGTATGTATCTCCCACTTTTCAAGTATACGTGGCCACTCCCCTCTCTGGTGCGAATCAAACCGGAACCTGACGCGGCCATTTTGAAGGCGTCTGCCGTTCGAACCGATAAGGAGGTGACTGTTTCGATTGACATCACACCCTCCAAGCGGAAAGAGGGTGCATTCACTGTGGAACAGATGAAAAATGAAGTGTATGACAGCACACTCAGAAACCGACTGGAAACCTTCATCCGCAAGAACATGAACGGTCAGGAGGACGCATACATCACGAAGATTTACAAATCTAAGAATACGTTCCTAGTGTCGAGCACGTCCAGGTGGTGTGAAAACATCAAACGAAAGCACAACTCGAATCACGTATGGTTTCTCATTAGTGGCAAGCAGATTTTACAAAAGTGTTTCTGCACCTGTCCAACCCTAGACGGGCGTAAGGATGGATTTTGTAAAGATTTTTGTGGTCGAAGACACGAACTCAGTGGCGACATCGTTTCCATCCTCTATCCAGATAAGGAGGAAATCAAAAAGTGCAAGGAGATTACAAAGTTTGTGGAGAAACCTCTACCCAACATCAAGTCCGATCTCGAAACATTTTTGAATAGGTGGATGAAAGTTGACAAGGATACAAAAATCGTCGACATCAAACGTCAGAAGGGTGTTTTGACTCTCACAACAACCTCGAGGTTCTGTGAAACGACGTCAACCTGTCACGATAAACTGATGACATATACCATCAAAAAGAATGAAATTAAACAGTCATGCCCCATATGCAAGAAGTGCACTTCTAGAACTCACAAACTGACTCCAAATATTATTAAGCTACTTAAACAATAATACGCTATATATGGTAAATGTTTACCCGGTCTGGTAGAACGATCAAGAAACCCACTGTATTTGTCCCTACAGAGACTGTATTAGACGACGACTATTGCACCGATGACTATGACACCGACATCGGTTCAGAGATCGACACTGACGAAGAGTGTTATTCTGACGAGAGTGAAGATGACTACGATGATGACGCCGATGAGAATGGCAACCTGAAGGATTTTGTGGTGGATGACGATGAGGAAAGTGAGTCAGAAGACGCTTAAAAAAAAGGAAAAGTATATTAGTAATGGAAAGTGATATTGGTAATCCCATCGAATACAATCCTGACATCGACCCCCTCGTTCAAGAGGAGAATGAAAAAAACAGTCAACAGATGCCCCCTGAGCAGCAGCAGTATTATTTTCAACCTCCGGAGATGAACTATGGATATCCTCCTCCACAGGAGAAGGAATCCTTTGATTTGTTTAAAAACGTAGACAAGTCTACCTGGATCATCGCATTCGCTGTATTTCTTCTAGGCTTCTTTATGGGGAAGACTATGCAGCCGGTGATCCTCAGATATACCTAAGCCTCTACAGTCTCTTTGAGATGTGGAGAACCACTTAACCAGTTATCATCCGGTATTGTCGAATAAGGCACGAATGTTCCCATGTCACCCTCCTCAAAAACAGCACCGAAAGTCTCCAAACCAGTATCTTCAACAAATCCAACTGTCGAAGATTCTTCGGTGACCTCTTCCTCTTCCTCCTCCTCCTCCTCTTCCTCCTTTTTGTTTTTTAAAGTGTATTGTGGTTTAAAAAACAAAATAAAGAACGCTCCGACCAAGAGAACGGTCAGAATAATTTCCATCATTGTTTATTATATGTAT